AAAATTGAAAGCAATGGAATCTAGGATACAATGCAGAAAAAAATAAGACAAATGTATAAGACTATTTTCTTTAAACCCAAGAGAGTTTGGACCAGATAATTATGAGAAGATAGAAATGATAAAAAAGACAGTGATAATAAATAAAATAGATACCATGCTTTTGATTGCACCAGATAAATGATAGATAAATATTAAGAAGGATTGTATTAAGAATCAATTTCGAACAATTAGTAAGGAAATAAATATCATTGTATCTAAAAGTAGATAGTCTACAGTCTTTATCGTGATCATAACGATGCATCTTCCATGCCTGCCACTCGAAGTTTAATGATATTACTAAGTTGCCATTGTTTTATATCAAGTGATTTAGTAATACCCAACCATTTGTTGCGTAGTAAGGCAAACTCGTTGATAATTTTTTCCATATCAACAACATCTGCCTCACCGTCAACAAATTTTTCACAATCACGACTGCTAAGAGCTCGTTGATAAGTTTCTAAGTACTTTCTAAACAGAGAACTTTTTAATCTTCTAAGTTCAATGTTTAAATATTCCAAAATTGCTTCAATTTCTTGAAGCTGCGCGAATCGCATCTCTACAATACCTGGCATATTGGCAGCGGCCTTTTCAATATTTCCCGTTATACGGCTATCATTTCTTGCTGCCTGTAATTCGGCCTCAAAATATGCCACAGCATCAGGAATATTTGAAATATCCTTGGAAACTTTTGTGTACCAACTCATTCTTCGTCTTCGTCGTAGTCCCAATTATCCTCATCTTCGAGATTTTCTTCACTATCTTGATCAAGATAGTATTCGATAGCATTGTCGAGGACATCATCATACCCAATTGCTTGTTCTAGAACCTTGTCACTGATTCCATGATCGGCTAAAAGATCAATATATCTTTCTGCCAGTGCTTCATGTGTTTTTTTATCTGTGTATTCTTTGAATAACATCCAAATATCAGCAATTTGATTTTCATTCATCTAAAATTTCTCCGGTTTCTTGATCGATAGTAGATTTTACATTAGGATTCTTCGCGAAGTCAACCATCACTTTGTCAAGACAACCGTCTTCGTTACGTTCCCACTCTTTTCTGTAAAGTTTAATTTCTTCCGATCCAGCATATTTAAGTCTATTGCCTTCTTTTTGGAGGAAACCTTTTTCTTCAAACAGGTCAGTTAGTCCGCTATACGGATTCATACCGGTTTCATAGGGAATTTTTACCTGCACAGTTTCAAATGGTTTTGCATAACGTGTTTTCATAACTTTACAGGCAGCACGAATACCACGTACTTCCGAAATCTTGTTACCGTCTTCATCTTCTTTTAGTTTGAGCTTACGCATAGCAACTACAATAGAGCTTGCATAGATAAATCCCTGGCCGCCTGAGATTTTGTCATCCGGATCAAACATATCTTGACTGGCATAGGTATGGTTGGTAGCTACTAGACCTACATTTAAGTTGCCAAACATGTTTACACAGTTACGAACCAATGCTGTAAGCGCCTTAGGCTTACGACCCATGTCACCTTTTAAGTCGCCTGCTTCAAATTGATTGACATCAGTTGGAGTCAGCAACATACCTAAGCTATCAATGACAAATAAGACCTTTGGACGCTCTTCCATCGCTCTGTATTCTTTTACAAATTCATGGATAGTCTTAGCTACGTCATCGATCATGGCCATATTAAGTTTAAGCAGTTTATCTTCTGATGTATCAACATCTAATGCTTCTAACCATGCTTGGTCAAGCGCATTTTCACTGTCTACTAATACTACATAGATACCTTGTTCTTGTGCATGACGAATTAAATTACCAGAGCAGATAAAACTCTTACCTGCGCCACTTTCACCAGCGAATACAGTGACTTTGCCTAAAGGTACTCCTTTATTAAAATCACCGCTAATCAAATAATTTAAGGCATAATTGCCTGTTGAAACCCAATCTGTAGGATCGTTGAAGCCCACTCCAAGACCCTCGATGCTCTTTGTTAATGTTTTACGAAATTTTGATAAATCAAATGCCTTTGTAGCCATAATTGTTCCTTTATGAAGCACAGATGAGGGCACGAGGCCCTCATCATGTGTTAATTTTTACTGCTTGTTGCGATTGCGAATCATCGCCAAAATATCTTCTGCTCTTTGGCTAGAAGTTTTAGATTCGGCCGCAGGAGCCACCACTGGAGCAGTAGGTGCTGCATCGTCATCATCAACAACAACGTCCTCTACAGAGGCGCGGGCCTGGGCGGCTGGCGCTGGTGCTGGCGAATCAGTGGCTGCTGGGGCTGGTCCTGTGTCCAAACCCGGAGGCTTGTAGTATTGACCCCAACGTTGTACATCGTACTCCTGGCCATCTACTGAAGCTTCAAACATCTCTTTGATCACACGCAGCTCTACTTCACCAGGTTTCTTGGGTAGAAACTCAGTTAAATTGAATAGTCCATGTTTCTCGATAGCTGCTAGATCTGCTGAAGCCAATGCCGTCTCACGACGTGCCCATTTACTAGTGCTATAGTCAGCATACCCGCCTTTGCTGGTTTTGCTGATGGTAAAATCTAGACCCATCTCATAATCAGTAGGAAGATGCTCAAGATCAGGATCCATCAATGAACCTTTGATAAGGTTAAAGATTTGTGGACTGATAATAAACCTACGAATAGGATTTTCTGGAGCACGGTCATCTGACATGGGATTTTCGCGCACAAAACCCTGAAACAGATAGGATTTTTTCTTCCAATACTTACGACCCATGTCCTCTAGTGCTGGATCTTTAAACCAAGTACGAACTTCTGCTAGAATCGGGCAAGGTGTATCCTTACCATACATTTCCATACAGGGTACTTGAACAATCACAGGACGGCTATCGGCTTGACCTTTGATACCAGCAAAGGGTAACTTGATCATTGCACGTTCGACCCAGAAGAATGTGTTCTTGGGATCTGCGTCAGGAAGGAATCTTACTTTTGCGCTGGTACCTTCTTGGATGTTCCAATGCGGGTATATAGCTCCATCGCTGTTGGTTGAACCAGTTGAGCCACGGTTCTCAGCTGCTGCAAGTTTTGCACGAATTTCTGCTAATGTAGTTGCCATGATGAATATTCCTTTAATTTAAGATGGTCTTTGTTAAGTGCCTAGATATACTCTGCACCATGCACAGTATAACATTATTATTTAGCTTGTCAACGATAAAATATAGAAAAATCTTACCGTTATAAAACAGGGTTATTTTCTAGTCAATCCTGCCAATCTACGCAGTGCATCCACACTTTCGGCGCGAGCCGGATTAGCAGGAGGCTCTGGTTCGGGCTCAGTGGGCAGTTCGGCCGCAGGCGGAGTCTCAGCCGGCATCATGCTGGTATAACTGTCGAGGTTACGTTCGAACCATTGATCAATTACTCTACGTACATCTGCGTCTGGACCACTGACTGTGACTGCTTGGCGTATTTGGTCATTTAGGTCTTCATTGTCAATGACTCCGCTTAGAGCAGCAATGGCGTCTAAGCCGTCTGGACCAGCAATCAAGGGCTGTGCTAGTAATTTGCTTAGTTCGTCGGGATCAGCTGTTTCGGGTGCGCTGGCTTCTTGTGTGATTTGTTCGGCCCAACCTTGAAATTCACGTACCAATGGGTTGGCTTGTTCTGTGCTGCGAGTTTGATAAGCCCGATACACATAAGGCAGCGCATCAGTTAAACGATCGTCAAACATTTTCTTAACAAAACGCTCTTTGAGAGCTTCAATGTCATACTGCTCGTCAGCTGGCACACTGGGCCGGAATGCTTCGGCCCAACGCTGATACCCACGAGTGCTGACCATGCCACGCAGACTGTTTTTCAAAATTTGATATCTTTCTACTGCGGCTTCGACCATGCCTTGTGTTTCAGCATCTTCAAAGGTACGATGACGAGTATTGCGTACGAAAAAGGACAAGTTGCTCATTTCTTCGGCCATGCCCACAATGTGCTCACCAGCATCATCGTAGATACGCCCACCATGTGCCAGGTGCTGTGCCATGGCACGCCCAAGACTGAGTCTGTTATAAGGCATGCGAAAACGCTCACCTTCGGCAGTTTCGATAAACATGCTTTCTATTTTACGACTACGAGCACCAGGTGATTCTTCGTTGACAGCTTCGGTGTGACGCACAATTAATCTGGTGGGTCCAAAGTCCTGAATGCTGGTGCGTGTGGTCCCAGACCATTGTACAGCTTCGGTCACTGGTTTTTCTTTGGCTGTGTATGACCCAGTATTGGTTACTTGTTGATCAATGTCTCGTTGTGTGAGATTGCTGCGGCTGATATCACGTACATCAAATTGTATCATGTTACGGCGTGCAAATTTTCTCATGTTGCGTAGAAAGTTTTCCCATTCAACTTCTTGGTCTGGGTCAAAGCCATGTACCATGCCTTGGCTAAATGTAATCTTTAAACTTTTACCGTCAACAATACTTACAGTGATTTCACCGTAGTTGGTGCCGTCCCTGCTGATATAATCAAAGTTATAAAATCTAGCTGCTCGTGGATCATCAGTGGCTTTGCCTTCCTCATCCCCAATGGTTACTCGCTCAAACCTGCTGCGGATCTTGTTAAACAGTTCCTCAGCTATCTTTTCAATATTACGCATGTTGGTGCCTTTGTAGACAATTTAAGTATTTAGCTGACCATGATAAAGGGCATGGGTTCCATGATATCATCAAAACTGTCTTTCATCTTGCTGTCAATAGCGGGATCAAAGGTTTGTAGCACCTGTGTTATACGCATGGCTAACAACATACTGAGCACCAGATCATCGGTTTCCCCAGGCTTGGCAGCAAAGCTACCTGCTGCTGCCACAAAGTTTTTGAGTTCGCTGACCAAGTTTCTACTGTTTATGGTCAACTTGCCAGATTCAATCATGGTTTTCAATTTGGCAC